CCCTGACCGGACAGGAAGTGCTTTCGTTCGTCGAAGGCACCGTCACGCTTGAGGAGCCAGATCCGGGGGCCCTGATCCTTCAGGGTGCCGTCGACATCCTGGTCAAGGAGTCGACGACTATCGAGCCGGTCCCTGGTTCGATGGCTCTGTTCGGGCGCCCTGTTGGGACGAACGAACAGATCAATCCTGCTCCTGCCGAGCTGACCCTCTCGGGTCAGTCGGTGTCGCTCGACCTGTCGGTGGCCCCTGAGCCTGGGGTCATCTCGGTGTTCGGGGCGGATGTCCCGATCTCCAACGTCGTCAACGTTCAGGTCACGCCCGGGAAGCTCACGCTCGCCGGCAAGGCGGTTGCCCTCAGCACCCTCCTGTCCCTGGGGACGGGAAGCATCACCTTCGGGGGCGAGGATGTCCCGGTCGACGTCGTCATCCCTCCGCCAGGGCGACAGGGGATCTTGACGTACTTGGCCCTCTACGTTCCCGACATCGGGGACGAAGGACTAAGGAGTGGACGGATCTACATGGTTGACCTGACGGTCCCGAACGCGGGGGACTTGTTCCCGCCTCACAGGCGAAGGCCCCGCAGGACAGGACCTGCTTGTAGGAACCACGAGATCGATGTTCACCACTGGTAGCTCAGGCTGCGGGAAAGTGGTAGCTCCGACTGTGGGAAAGGCCCACGAAGTACCCAGTACACAAGGAGAAGCACATGGGTAGGTACTTGCTCCGCTCCACTGGCGTCATCTCGACCGATACGGTCGGCGCCAGTGAGGTTCAGACGATCGATCTGAACGACATCGCTACGGCTGACACGTTCAAGCTGACGTTCAACTCGCACGAGTCGGGGACGGTGACGTTCGCGGCCGACATGACGGACACGATCCTCGCGGCCCTCGAGGGTCTGGACGACTTCGTCCCCGGCGACCTGTCGGTCGCTAAGGGCGCGGGACAGACCTACGCGGTCACGTTCCTGTCCACCGGGGCCTATGCGGGCATGAACGCGGGGGCCATCACGATCACCTCCCAGTCCGGGTTCACTCCGACGGGCGTGACCGAGACCACCTCCGGGCGCTCGGAGAAGACGGTCAGCGTGCCCCTGGGCACGCGGTTCGGGCGCCTGATGGCGGTTCGGTGGGGCCTGTTCGTCAACGGCTCCACCAACGAACTCGTGCTCACCGACGCTCGTGGCGTGGCCGTGTACTCGGTCACGGGCAAGGACACGAACGTCTCTGGGGCGAAGCTTCGTGCCATCGTCGGCGGTGACGGGCAGGACCAGTCCGGTAATGCCGCGGCCAACGTCCTGCATCAGGTCGTCGAGAGCCCGATCTCGGTTCGGGTGCGGAACGGTGCCGGCATCGTGTCCCCTGCGTCCGGCACGGTCGAGCTGTTCATCGACTCGGGTATCGGCGGGCGCATCCTGAAGCGGTCCACCGGCACCATCGCCACGGACGCCTCCGGCGATGTGTCGGTTTCGATGTCGATGGGGTCCACTGTCGCGAAGGTGCTCCAGGTCCAGCTCGAGGGGTTCGACACCTCGACGGACTTCTCGATCACCGACGTCAATGGTGCCACCGTGTACGCCAAGACCGCGGTCAACGCCACCACGGCGGTCACGTTCCCGCTCGGCTACGACGGTGAGGACCAGGCCGGTAACTCCGCTGCGGACTCGCTCGAGGGTGTGTTCCGTGGCCCGCTGACGGTCACGATCGCGAACGGTGGGGCTTCCACCACGGGGTCTGTGACCTTGTGGACCGAGATTTGAGCGTCGCCCTAGGCGTCGTTCATCCTGGTCAAGTCGTGTGGGGTTGGCACGAGAGCGTCCTGCGGACGCTCCGTGCCTTCCCCGACTCGACGCTCATCAGCGTTCAGTCCGGTGCCCTCATCGCACGTGCGAGGAACAAGGTCCTCGAGCTGTTCCTGGGCACGGAGGCGGATCACTTGCTGTTCACGGACTCGGACATGGTCTGGGAACCCGAGGCGATAAGCCGCCTTCTCGAGGTCAACGCTCCGATCGTGTCCGCGGCCTACTACGGCAAGGCGGACGAGAGGATCTTCCCGGTCGTGTCCATGAAGGTAGGCCGGGAGATCCTCCGCCCCGACGACTTCCCTGACACCGACGAGCCCTTCGAGGTGTTCGGTGTCGGCATGGGGTTCTGCCTTATCAAGCGCGAGGTCATCGAGTCCCTCACGCCCATCAAGAAGCTGTGGCCGTACGCGGAGATCGAGTACGGCAAGGAGGCCCTCGGTGAGGACATCGCGTTCTGCATGAGGGCCGGAAAGAAGGGCCACAAGTCCTACGTCCATCCCGGCGTCAGAGCCGGGCACGTCAAGACGGCGGTGATCTAGATGACCAAGACAGCAGTTGCTACGCCTGACCCACAGCCGTGTCCCTCGTGCGGGTATTGTCCGACGTGCGGGCGCAGTTTACAGGCGTACCCGTACCCGCGCTACCCGTCGTGGCCGCAGCCGTACCCGATCTGGGTGACGTCAGACACGAACATGAACCAGCCTCGCGTCGCGTACACCACGTACTGCTAAGGCTCGTCGTGATCCATCAGCGCACACACCCGAACCTCGACGTGCCCGGGTGCTTCGGTTGTCGCATCTCTGGCATCTCGTTCGGGCGCGTCCCCGGAGGGGCGCGCCAGGGAAGCGGGTTCGACGTTCAGGCTCTCGAGTCCCAGATCGGCTCCCTCGAGGCCGCAGAGCACTACACCCGAGAGGCCACGGAAGGGTTCGGCCATCTCAGATGGTCGGGAGGGCGGGCCTACGCCAAGGACCGGAAGACCGGGGACTACAACGCCCTGTCCGAGTCTGAGATGACGAAGGTGATGTACGGAAGTGCTAGATCCGAAGAGACGAAGCGCAGCTTCTTTCCTAGCAAGGGGCCTAAGTCAGTCTAAGGCTGCCGCTGCCGCTGGCGTTGCCCGCAGCAGCGTCATGCGCTGGCTGAAGGAAGACGACTTCAAGGCCCTCGTGAAGGAGTTCGAGGAGAACCTTCCGCCTGATGAGCTGACGCTCGAGAGTCTCATCCCACTGGCGCACGAACAGCTCAAGAGTTCCTTGACGGGCGAAGGTTCCATCTCCGCCTCCCAGGCCAAGATCGCTCTAGACGTGCTGAAGGCTGCGCGTCAGGAGGAGGCCGCGACCACGAACCTCTCCGGCGGGACGCTCGCGGCCCGTCTGGCTGAGCTAGGTGACGACGTTGCCAGCGACTGAGGACCTGGACCTCAACGCGGTCCTGTCGCGGATGCGGAAGGACCTGGGCTTCTACGCCGCCTCGTCGCTGATGATCCGCGACAAGGACTCGAACTTCCATCACCTAGAGCTGAACCGCGCCCAGAGGCTCGTACACGAGAAGATCGGGCGCCAGCTCAGGGAAAGGGGCTACGTCCGGGCCGTCATCCTGAAGGCCCGGCAGGAGGGGGTCTCGACCTACACGGCGGCGCGGTTCTTCCGCGCCATCCACCTGTGGCCGCATCAGGTGGCACTCGTCGTGGCCGACTCCCTGGACCGCGCGGAGAACCTGTTCGCCATGTACGCGCGGTACGCGGAGTACCTGCCGGAGGAGATCGCTCCGAAGCAGAAGGCGACCGAGCGTGGACGGTTCCTGTCGTTCACTCACGGCTCCGAGATCTCCGTCAGGCCCTCCTCGGACACGAAGGCTGGCCGGTCCTTCACGATCCACAAGCTGCACGCTTCAGAGATCGGGTTCTGGGGCGAGCGCGGGCGCGAGACCTGGAAGTCGCTCATGCAGGCGGTCCCGCACGGCAAGGGTGAGGTCATCGTGGAGTCCACGGCCGATGGCGCCGGCGGGCTGTTCCACGAGATCTGGCTGGCGACGCAGACCCCTGGCTCGGAGTGGCTGGGCATCTTCCTTCCGTGGTGGATACATGACGAGTACGAGCTCGCGACCGTGGACCCGGAGATGGAGTTCCACATCCTCGAGACCCTAGACGACTTCGAGCGGGTGGCCCTCACGGAGGGCATTCCCTTCGAGGGTGAGGTCCACAAGCTCTCGATGAACAAGCTCGCCTGGCGGCGAGCTGTCATCGCAGCCAACTTCGGGGGGTCTCCCCTGGATCGCCCCACCCAAGACGCCATCAGGGGTTTCCAGGTCGAGTACCCGGCCACGGCCGAGGAGGCGTTCCTCCTCTCCGGGTCGTGCTTCTTCGACGAGGACGCCCTGCGCCGGATGACCCTGGTGACGGAGGAGCCCCTTCAGCAGGGCAAGCTCCTGCGGCACGAGGCCGAGGGCAGGGCCGTCATCACGGTGGAACCACATGCCCGGGGCCACGTCCGCATCTGGGAGAAGCCGAACCCTGACCTGCACTACGTCATCGGGGTGGACACCGCCTCCGGGAAGCTGGTGGCTTCTCTGCGCTCCAAGGAGAACCGAACTGGAGTAGAGGACAAGAACGCCGAGCGGGATGCCTCCTGCGCGGTGGTCCTGTCCATGCCGACCAAGGAGCGTGGCCCCAAGGTCGTTGCCGTGATCCACGGGCGCGTGGCGCCCGAGGTCTTCACCGAGCAGCTACGGCTCATCGGGGAGATGTATTCCTGCGGCGGCGGCAAGACCGAGTTCTACCGGAACAAGGCGATCATCGCCGTCGAGTCCAACCACTCGAGCGGGCAGACCGTACTGCGCCTGCTGAAGGAGCATTACCGATACACCCCGATCTACTGGCAGCGCGAGATGAACAAGCGGACGCGCCGCATGGGCTCACGCCTGGGCTGGCGGACGGACGAGATGACGCGGATGCCGATGCTCGACGAACTCGCGCGTTTCGTGCGCGAGGAGGAGCTGGTGGTCCCCTCGAGGGACATCGTCGGGGAGATGGTGACGTTCATCACTCACGACGACGGAAAGCCGGCAGCCAACGACGGAGCCCACGACGACTACGTCATCGCCCTCGGCATCGCCGTCCAGATGATGCGGGAGCATCGCCACTCCATCGAGGCGCCGATGCCCGAGTACCACCCCGCGATCGAGGACTCGCTCGCGGGCTGAAGCGCATCCTGAAACCGAAGCCCAAGCCGCGGCCTCGCCCGCGCCCAGACAGGAGCACCCGTGGGATCTGAAACCCCTCCCATGTATGGACCCGACGAGGACCTGTTCCCTCTCGACGAGGAGGGGCAGAAGCGCATCATCGAATGGGTCCGGCGTCGGTACGAGGATGCCAAGTCCGCGAAGAAGGGGCACCAGAAGCGGTGGGACAAGTTCTACAAGATGTACCGCTCCTACGTGAAGGAGCGCAAGGACGGGGACTGGCGTTCCCGCATCTGGATCCCGATCGCCTTCTTCGTGATCGAGACCGTGACGCCGCGCCTGGTGGCGCAGCTTCCCGCGTTCACCGTTGAGCCTGTAGGACCCGAGGACTCCCCCGCTGCGGAGTTGATGGAGACGCTCCTCACCTGGGCGTCGGACCAGTCCGGGCTGTACCTGGAGTTGGTGTCGGCGCTGAAGTCCGCGCTCATGTACGGAACCGGCATCCTTAAGACCTCCTACGAGGAGAAGGTCCGCTACGACATCCGGCGTGAGCCGGAGATGGAGGAGCAGTACGCCGAGATCCCGATGATGGACCCGTCCACGGGGCAACCGATGATGGACCTGGACGGGAACCCGATGACGCAGGAGGTCTCCATCGGGGCCCAGCCCACGGGCGAGCTGTCGATGGTTCGTACCCCTTACGTGGCCTACTCAGGCCCCAAGGCGGAGGCAGTTGACATCGACAACTTCTTCATCGACCCGGTCGCAAGCACCGTCGAGAACGCGCGCTACGTCATCCACCGGGTCTACCGGGACCGCAGCCACCTCCAGGAGATGTTCGAGAAGGGCGTGTATAAGCGCCCACCGGAGGATCTCTGGAACGCCTTCCTGACCGAGCACGCGGCCCTGCGACGTCAGGACATGATCGGGTACTCGACGTCGTCAGGCCTGTCGGCCGGCGGCGACAAGACGATGATCGAGCTGCTCGAGGTCTGGACCGACAAGACCGTCGTCACCGTGGCCGGCGCCGGAGAGCGGGGAGGGTTCATCCTCCTGCGCGTCATCCGTAACCCGTACGCGCATGGGGAGAAGCCGTTCGTTCGCATCGTCGACCACCTCGTCCCTCACGAGTTCTGGGGGATCGGGGAGCTGGAGCCCCTGGAGGGGCTCCAGGACATCATGAACGCCCTGTGGAACAGCCGGATCGACAACGTGAAGTTGGTCCTGAACACGATGTTCCTGGCGGTCATGGACTACATCGTGGACCCGGCGGACCTTCAGGTCCGCCCGGCCGGAGTGGTGCGTGTCACCGAAGGGGTCCCGCTCGACCAGGCGGTGAAGCCCCTGAACCTGGGAGAGGTCACAGGGTCTTCATACGAGGAGCTGAGCGAGGCGGAGCGGATGACCGAGAAGGTCTCCGGGGTCTCTCAGCTCACAGCAGGCACCGGGGCAGACCCGTCGGTTGGCAGGACCGCCACCGGCCTAACCTTGGTTAGCGAGACCGGCAACGCAAGGTTCTCGCACAAGGTCAGGATCGCGGAGCTGACAGGGTTCCGTTCCCTGGCGCGCCAGTTCGCTTCCTGCCTCCAGCAGTACACGCCGGAGGAGATGGTGGTGAGGATCGACGCGCAGGCGGCGATCCCCCCGCAACTGGTCGTTGGCGCCGCTCCTGACGGGCGGAGCAAGTGGGCTTCCATCACCCCGGACTCCATCGGGGGCAGGTTCGACTTCGATGTCGAGGGCGAGTCGTCCTCACAGACCGAGTCCATGCGACGTGAGCAGACGCTGTCGCTGTTCCAGATGCTCGCAGCGGACCCGTACTCCAAGCCTCTGAAGATCCGCGAGGACGTCCTCAAGGTCTTCGGCAGGAAGAACATCCAGGACTACCTCCTCACGCCCGAGGAGCTCCAGCAACTGTACGCGGCCCAGGCCGCGCAGGGACAGGAAGAGGCGGATGCCGAAGGATCTGTTCAGTGAGGACCGAGAAGCGGAGCAAGAGGCCATCAGGCAGGCGCGTGACAAGCGCGCCGAGCTGGCTCAAACTCAAGAAGAACTTGAGTTGTTCCGCAGCCCGGGATGGCAATACTTCAGTTCCCGGGTCGAGTACCTGATCGACAAGGACCAGAAGCTCCTCGAGAGCTGCCCGATGGAGGACATCCCCTCCCTGCGCGGGCGCATCCAAGCACACCGACACCTACTTGGCGTGGAAGCTCAGCTTCGGCGCAGGGTAGCCGAACTACGCGCGTCCTTGGACGCGCCGGAGGACACCGATGACTGACGAGAAGTTCGACGCCTTCGGGCTGAACGGACCCGGCAAGAAGCCTGACTGGCTCTCGGACCCGACACCGGAGGAGATCTCCGCCGCTGAGGCGGCGGATCCTGGGACTGAGATGGAGGAGGCCATCGAGGCGAACGCCGAGGCGGTCAACGCTGAGGAGACTCCTGTCGAGGAGCCTATCGAGGTTGAGGTCCCGGCCGAGACGGAGACCATCTCGGAACAGGATGGTGAACAGCCTGAGACTCCTGTCGAGGAGCAGACCGTCGAGGAGCTGATCTTCGGCAAGTACAAGGACCTGGAGGCGGCCCAGAAGGGCTACGACAACCTCCGGGACCTCCAGCGCAGGACTGCGGAGAGGGCCAGCCAGTACGAGCGAGAGCACGATTTCCTCCTCGAGCGGGCGAAGGAGCTGGAGGCAACCCTCCAGCAGGCGATCCCGTACATCCAGCAGCTCGAGCAGGCTCGCGCCCAGGCGGACCCCTACGCCGAGGCGCCCCAGGCGTCGTCGGTGATCACCCCTCAGCAGGTGGACCTCATCACCCAGATGCGGGTCCAGGAGCAGCGTCAGGCATGGGAGGCGGAGCGTCAGCAGCAGGAGCAACTGGCCTCGCAGCGCGAGGCCGTGAACGTGTTCCTGGAGGCCCACCCGGAGCTGGAGGAGGGCAGCGAACTCGACAACGAGCTGTACGAGGCATACACGGCCTTGAATGGGGCGTGGGAGAGGGCCGATACAGAAGTGAACCTAGGAGACCCGGCCACCCTTGAGATCCTCCTCGAGACGACCAAGAACCCGGAGCTCCTGAAGATCCTCCAGATGCGTCCCGAGTACATCGACACCGATGAGGGGATGCAGTTGGCTCGGCTCGAAGCCGCGATGTTGAAGGGCAACGCGCCGAATACCCAACAGACCCGGAAGGTTCCGGCGTCGGAGGTGGGGAAGAACAAGCTCCCCGTCACCGAGTCGGCTTCCGTCGGGGGCGCGCCTCCGCCCGAGCAGCCCATGAACGAGTGGGATCGGGTGAAACAGGCCCGGGCCGTTGCCACAGGCAAGGGGACCGGATCGCCCTTCTTCGAGTAGCGAGACCGTACTACCGGGGCAAGGCCCCGCTCGGTCGATCGCCCAGCAACTGAACATCGAGCGATCGAAAGAGGTACGAGCACATGGCTATCGTCAAGGGGGCCGCTGGTATCGGCCCCGCCTCCTCGAGCACCGTCGGCTATGGCACGACCACGGCCGTCATCGTGCGCGAGGTGGGCAGCGAGGTCTTCATGCTCGACCCGTCGGCGGCTCCGTTCACGCTCCTGACCGACAGGTCCGGTAGCGAGGGGACGGACAACCCGCGGTTCGAGTGGTACGAGAAGGCCCTGCGGCCCAAGGCCACGCAGATCGACAACTCCGGCGGCTACCTCACCACCGACACCACCTTCGCGGTGGATGACGGGAACGTCTTCCGCATCAACGACGTCGTGTCGGCGCCTCACGGCGGCGACCTGATGATCGTCACCGGGCAGACGGCGACCACCGTCACCGTGACCCGTGGTGCAGGTGGAACCACCGCTGCCGCCCTGGCGGACAACGACGACCTGTTCGTCGTCGGTTCGGCCGTCGCTGAGGGTGCGGACGTCGGGGTCCCCGATGAGTGGCAGGAGGTTCACAAGTGGAACCTCGCCCAGATCTTCCGCACCTCGTTCGGTGCCTCGCGTACCCGGACGAAGACCAAGAACTACACCGGAGGCACGCGGGACAACCTGCGCGCTGAGAACGGGATCATGCACGCGATCGACATCGAGCGCGCGTACCTGTTCAGCGGTCGTTCGGAGACGGGCTCCTCGCCCGACACCCTCCGTCGGACCACGAACGGGTTCCTCGCGGTCGCCACGTCGAACGTGCTGGACCTGTCCGGTGCCACCCTGTCGGAGCCCGACATGGAGGGGTGGCTGGAGGATGTCTTCCAGCACACCGCCGCCGGCGACTCCCGGACGCTGTTCGCAGCGCCCGCGGTGGTTTCCGCCATCGACCTCGTCGGCATCGACAAGCTGATGATCGACCCGTCCGACAAGACCTGAACGTCGTCAAGCACCGTCTCCTCGAGAACGGCGCCGGTGGGTACGGGTGGGGTTCGTACGGCCTGGCCGTCGATCTTTCCAAGCTGAAGGACCGCGTGTTCGACAGCACGAAGCTGCTCGTGGACCGGCAGGCGCCGGGCCGTGACGGCTGGATCGATGAGTACCTGACCGAGTCGGGTCCGCAGATCAAGAACTCCGAGGTCCACGGCGTCATCAAGAACGTGGGCGCGGCTGCGTAAGCAGCGGTGACCCCGTGAGCACGACCGAGGGGGCCCTCCGGGGCCCCCTCACCCTCCCTCTCACCACCTGTGTCGCTCGTGACACGGCCTAGAGAAAGGCAGTCCTCAGTGATCCTTCAGAGTCGCTGGCGCAACGCTGCGTACGTCATCCGCAGGTCCGAGAAGATCATCTACCCGGGCCTCGGCACAGAGATCCGTCCCGGCCTCATCGCGAAGTTCAAGGGTCCACAGCGACTCTTCGACTCCGAGGTGGCGGCCGTGGAGAACAACTGGTCCGACGAGGAGCGTGAGTTCGTCGAGAAGCGCCTCCTCGGCCACAAGGACTTCGGGCGTGGCATCTACATGGCCCCCGGACAGATCCTCACCGAGGAGCAGGAGCAGCACGTCAGGAACAAGTCCGTCCTCGTCAAGCCCAAGCAACGCTGCACGTACATCTCCGCCACAGGCGGAGAGATCCGTCAGTGTCCCGAGGAGGCCCTCCTGGGCGAGCAGTTCTGCTCGATCCACGACCCGGACAAGCAGCAGGTGGTGAAGGGAATGCTCACCACCCAGGGCGCCCCTGAGCCGGAGATGCCCGAGCCCGCGATCATCAAGACCGCTAGCGACTAGGAGTCCCTATGGCGAACCTCTTCCAGCTCGAGGCGGCCGTTTACGCGGTCCTGCGGGACAGTGGCAAGACGTTCGTCCTGTCGACCGAGGTCGTCGAGTGGCTGAACGAGGCTCAGCTAGAGATCGTCCTGCGAACCGGGTGTCTCAGGAAGTCGGCATCCGGGACCACGTCGCCTGACGGTGAGATCACCCTGCCGTCGGACTTCATGCGTGTCTCCTCCTTCTGGGTGGCGACGGATGTCCCTGGCGTCAACGATGCTCCCCTGAACACGAGGGACGAGATCTTCCTCTCGCACCGGAACAACGACACCTCCCCCGACACCACGCTGTACCGGATCTTCGGGTCCACGCTCCAGACCTACCCCTACGTCGAGGAGATGGCGTACGACCTGGAGTACATCTACCGCCCGACGCCGATGAGCGCGAGCGGGGACGTACCCGCCATCCCGGAGGAGTACCACACCAAGCTCAAGAACTACGCCCGCGCACAGGCGAAGTGGAAGGAAGGCGAGGACTCCGAGGGCGACCGCTACCTGGCCCTGTACCTGGAGGGCCTGCCG